CGGCATCAGCGTAATGGGAGGAGGCGGCAGTAATGGACACTCTGCTTGATAAAGTCAAGGCAAATCTGATACTGGCGCATTCCGAGGATGACGCGCTGCTGGAGATGTACATCACTGCCGCCAAAGCCTATGCGGAAAGTTATCAGCATATCTCAGAAGGCTACTACTCGGAAAATGATATGCCAGCCACAACGGCACAGGCCGTGATTATGCTCGTGAGCCACTTCTATGAATCGAGGGACGGCTCCACGGGCGGCTTCTTTGCCGATAACGTGCGGGCAAGCCAGCAGGTCTGGAATACGGTCAACCTGCTTCTTCGGCTGGATCGGGACTGGAAGGTGTGATATGGGGCTCGGAAGAATGACAACAACGATCTCACTCGTGAGCTACACGATAGCATACGACAGCGAGGCTTTCTCGAGCAGAGAAATAACAACGCTAAAGACAGTGAAAGCCTATCGCGAAGGGCGTCACGGCTCCGAGGCCTGGCGAAACAGGGCGGCCTTTTCGACAGCTACGGATCTTTTTGTGATCAGGAACCCAGGAATCCCAGTAAAGACCGACATGGCAATTATCTGCGGATCGGACATCTTTGATATCACAAGCGTGGAAAACGTAAAAGGCCGCGGGGTGTATCTTGAAATCCTCGCGAAGGAGGTGAAGCCGAGTGGCCAAAGTTAGCTTTCAGATGCCGGACTCGCTTCAGCGAAAATTCGAGAAACTGGCCGATCGCTCTGGCGAAATTATTGACAAATGCGTTGAAGCCGGCGCCGAAGTGGCAGAAAAAGCGGTCCGGAACAATCTCCGGTCTGTGCTGTCTTCAGAGCATAAGAACGGCGAGCTGATCAACGCGCTCGGCGTCACCCCGGTCAAAACAGACAAGAACGGAGTTCACAATGCAAAAATCGGCTTCAATGAACCGAGGATTCACCAAAGCGCCGCCAATGGCAAGCGCTCGTACTCTACTCAGACCAACGCCATGATCGCTACCGTGCTCGAATACGGCCGCAGCAATCAGCCCGCGCGTCCGTTCCTGACGCCGGCTAAGAGATCTTCCCAGAAGCAGGCCCTTGCTGTTATGGAGAAGACCTACGATGAGGAGGCGGCGAAAGTATGAGCTTATTGTCAACGATAAAAACCATAGTGGAGACCGAACCGATCAGTCTTCCGTGCGAAGCCGGAACTTTCAAAAAAACACCGGCGCCGGATCAGTATGTTGTCCTCGATCCGCTCAGCGACTCATTCAGCTGCGCCGATGACGAACCAGACACGGAGGTGCAGTCCGCCAGAGTCTCCATCTACAGCAAGCAAAGTTACACAAGAGTGGCCAAATTGATCGCGAAGGCATTGATCGGCGCCGGTTTAACGATAACCGACCGGCGCTATATAGGCCACGAAGACGAAGCAGGTTATCACCACTACGCCATCGACGTAGAAGAAAATTGCATATGGGAGGAATAAGAAAAAATGGCACAAATCGGCCTTAAAAATCTCTATTACGCGCCTATCACCGAAGACGATGAAGGCATCGAAACATACGGCGCGCCGGTTAAGCTCGCCAAAGCGATCAGCGCCGACCTTTCGGTCAACAGCGACGACGCATCTCTTTATGCGGATGACGGCGCGGACGTATCTATCCGCGAGTTCCAGTCCGGAACCATCACGCTCGAAATCAACGACCTCGGAATAAGCGTAGCAGCGTCACTCCTCGATGCGCGAATCGACGCCAACGGCGTGCTGATCAGCGCCGGAGAAGACACCCCGCCTGCTGTTGCGCTCGGCTTTCAGAGCCGCTCGGCAAAAGGCGGCGATCGCTACTTCTGGCTTTACCGCGTGACCTTCGGAGTTCCCGGGCAGAAACTCAACACAAAGGGCACATCCATAGAGTTCTCGACGCCCTCGATCGAAGGAAAAATCAGCCGCCGCAATAAAGTCGACAGCAAAGGAAAGCATCCGTGGAAGGGCGAAGTCAAGGCGGGAGAGCCTGGCGTCGTTGCCAGCACGATCACGAACTGGTTCAACAGCGTCTACGAAGGCGACGCGACACCCGACGCAACGCTCACGAGCCTCGCGATCGGCAGCTCAACGCTCAGCCCGACCTTTGACGCTAACACCACGGAGTACACTGTAGCAACAAGCACGGTGAGCGAGGCAATCACAGCTGTGGCAACCGACTCCGTTGACGCCTCCATTATCATCGTCGTGAACGGAAACTCGATCACAAACGGCGACGACGTCACATGGAACGTAGGCGCGAACAGCGTCGTCATTGTTGTCACCAACGGCAGCGCAGTGCTGCGCTACTATGTCACCGTGACATATAGCACATCGTAACAAGGGAGGAACACCATGAACGAAAGAGCAAGCAGCATCACCGTCGGTGGCAAGAAGTATGAGCTTCTCCTTACCACACGAGCGACAAAAGAAATCTCCGCAAAGTTCGGAGGACTCGCAAAAATGGGCGAAAGTCTTGAGATGTCCGAGAGCTTCGAGGAGTCGCTCGATGATCTCGTCTGGTTGATCGTTCTCCTGGCTAACCAGGCAACGCTCCGCCACAATTTCGAAAATCCGGACGACCAGCGCAAACTTCTCACGAGTGAAGAGCTTGAGCTCTATACTCAGCCGGTCGACTTGTCCGACTTCAAGGACGCGATATTCGAGGCTCTTGTCCGCGGAACAAAAAGAGAGGTCCCGAGCGGAAACGGAGATAACTCAAAAAACTAACAGATGGCGGCGAAGATGACGCTGACGCTGAAATCTTCGCCCGCCTGATTTTTTACGGAGTAACTCTCCTCGGACGGTCCGAGAAGGAGGTCTGGCTAATGCCGCTGGGTCACCTTCTCGACCAGTGGGAGATTTACAAAAAATTCCACGGAATGACAACAACCCGGAAGGAAGCGACGATAGACGACGCGATTCCGTTCGGGCTATAAAAGGAGGTGACGAGCGTGGCATACGATTTTGGCATGAAGGTCGGAGTGGACGGTGAGAGCGAATACAAGCAAGCGCTGAAGGATATAAACACGAGCTTGAAAACGCTCGGCACCGAAGCGAAGCTCGTGGCGTCTGAATTTGACGCCCAGGACAAAAGCGTCGCGGCTCTGACGGCCAGAAACGAGGTTCTGAACAAACAAATCAAAGAGCAGCAGAACAAGGTGTCGCTGCTTGAAAAAGCGCTGCAGAACGCGAAAGACACCTACGGCGAAAACAGCCAGCAGGTTCAGACGTGGCAGCAAAAACTAAATGAAGCCAAGGCGTCCCTCAACAACATGGAACGTGAGGTCAAGAACAACGAGGACGCCATAGAAAACGCAACAGACGCCGAAGAAGACGGCACTAAGGCTGTAAAAAACTACGGCAACGCTACCGAAGACGCCGGGAATAAGTCAGAGGCAGCTGCCAAAGTTATGAAAACGCTCGGAACTGTCGCAAAGGCGACCGCTGCAGCTGTAGCTGCCGCCGCTGCCGCCGTTGTTGCTGCCGGGAAAGCTGTCTGGAACGCGGCCAACGAGACCGCACAGTACGGCGACGAGATCGACAAGAGCTCGCAGAAAGTCGGCCTGTCGTATGAGGCATATCAAAAATGGGACTACGCGATGAAGATCGCCGGAACGGAGATGTCGTCGTGTACGAACGGCCTCAAGACGTTGACGAACACATTCGACGACGCGAACATGGGAAGCGAGTCCGCCATCACGAAATTCGAGCGGCTCGGCCTATCGATGGAAGATCTTCAGGGGCTCAGTCGCGAAGATCTATTTGCGACCGTTGTGACGGCTCTGCAAAACGTCACCGACGAAACCGAAAAAGCAGCCCTCGCGAATGATATGTTCGGCAAGTCCGGGCAGGAGCTTCTGCCATTGTTTAACATGACAGAAGCCGAGCTTCAGAGCATCATGAACGAGTGCGAAGAATACGGCATGGTCATGAGCGACGACGCGGTCAAGGCGTCCGCGGCGTTCCAGGATAGCCTCACAAAGCTGCAGAGCACGGCCACCGGATTGAAAAACAGGCTCATCGGAGATCTTCTCCCGTCGCTTTCGAGTATTGTCGACGGCTTTGCCGACGTAGTGACCGGAAACGAAAAGGGATCCGCTTCGATCGAAAGCGGCGCCAAAAATCTCATCAGCAACCTGTCGAAGATGATCCCACAGGTGCTCACTATTGTCTCGTCTGTCGCGAAAGCAGTGCTGAAGGCTGCCCCTGAGATCATTAAGGGGCTAATGGACGGAATTATCTCGGCCGTTCCTTCGTTGCTGGACACGGTGCTCGAAATAGCTCAGGAAGTGCTGGGAACAATTATGTCGTCGCTCCCTGGCTTCGTCAATACAGTCGCCAGCATGGCAGGCACTATCATAGCGACCATTGCAAAAGTTCTGCCGAATGTTATCAAGACCATCCTGTCTATCCTGCCGAGCCTGATAGATACGATCGTGTCGCTGGTGTCGGAAGTCGCCAGGACAATCGTCGACAATTTGCCGGCGATCCTCAGCGCGATCATCGAAGGCCTTGTCCAGGTTCTCACAAGAATCGCCGAGGCTCTCCCGGAGCTTGTGAACGTGATTTTGACACTGGTGGTCGGCGTCGTGAACGCGCTGCACGGATCCATTCCTCAACTGGTTCAAGCCATCGCGGACATATTGCCGGCGATCCTGACCGCAATCCTGGACTGCTTGCCGCAGATCATTCTGGCAGTGATCTCGATCATAACAAGCATCGCGCAAAATCTTCCGAGCATAATAACCGCCATCGTTGAGATTATACCGGCGCTCATAGGCGACGTCATCAATGCGATCATCCGCTGCTTGCCTGCCCTCTTGCAGGCAGTGATCCAGCTCGTCCTCGCCATTGTTGAAAACCTGCCGACTATAATCCTGTCGATCATTAAACTCATACCGGAACTAATAAGCAGCATCATCAACGCGACCATCGGCTGCTTGCCGCAGATCATTCAGTGCGTCGTGCAGCTTGTGGCTGAGATCGTGAAGAATTTGCCGACGATCATTCTCCAGATCATCAAATCTATTCCGCAGCTTATGAAGGGGATCATTGACGCCATAGGCAACACGGTCAGCAGCTTCGTCGAGATCGGCGGCAACCTGGTCAAGGGACTATGGGAAGGCATCAAAGGGCTCTCCAGCTGGATATGGGACAAAGTCTCCGGATGGGCCTCGGATCTTTGGAATGGAATCAAAGACTTTTTCGGGATCCATTCGCCGTCGAAGAAGTTCGCAGAAATAGGCAAGAATCTCGGCCTCGGTCTGACCGAAGGCTTCGTGGACACCATGGACGACGCAGAGAAGGACATTCAAAACGCAATTCCGCAGGACTTCGATATTAACGCCAGGGCAAATCTGAGAAGCGTGGCGTCAGACGTCGCGCCTTCTGTCGCGGCTACGACCAGAAGCGTCAGCCCCGAAAACACGAGCGACCAGGAGCAGATCTACCTGCTTAGACAGCAAAACAACCTTTTGCAGCAGATCCTCGAGAAAAACATGGACGTCATCATCGGCGACGACGAGATAGGCAGAGCGAACACGCGATACAGCAACTCCCGGGGGCTGACTCTGAACGAGGGGGTGTATGCAAATGCCTATTAACATCAAAATGAAGCCCGGCTTCATGTATATCGGGACAACTCCGCAGAACTGCACGCAGGAGGTCCCGATGCCGAACGGCGGGGCTTTTGAAACAACATACGCATGGAAAACGCAGCAGAGCGCCGATGGTTCAACAGTCGGGCAACAACTCGGTCGGAGCCGATCGACGCAGGTCATGGACTGGGAGCGGATGGACTGTGCGACGTGGTGGTCGCTCAACGCCTGGATCGAAAGCAATGGCATGAGCTTCTATGCTCGCTATTTTAACTTCAACCTGGGACTCTGGCAAACGCGCCGTTTTTACATCACCAGCGTCAGCTGTCTGCCTCATAGACCTGCCGCCAAAGGAACGGCGAACGCCGGGATGCCGCTTTACTTAAAAAGCTGCACCTTCACGGTCTATGACATGGGAGAGGTGGACGCATGAAACCGACATCTGAAGCATACCAGGAAGGCATGGCGTCGAGCTTTCGCCGACGTAGTCATCTGATGATCTCTATAGAGACAAGCGGAACGACCTACACGTTCGAGGACGACATCATCTCAAGCGCTTCCAAAATAGCGGACGTTGATCCGCTCAGCCGAAAACTTCCGACCGAGAGCTTTGACTTTTCGATCATAGATCTCGCGGGAGAATATAACCCATCGAACCCATCCGGAAAGTGGGCGGCGATAGACGAGAACGCCGAGATCACCGTCCGGTTCGGGTTCGAGCTTGCCGGAGGAACGACGGAGTGGCTTGATCCGGACACTTATTTGCTGACCGGCAAGCCGACGGTCTCCGGCGGCGTGGCCACGTTTAAGGCTACAAGCCGACTGAGGCATCTCACAAAAAAATACTACAAAGGCACATTCGGCACGCACACGCTCCTGGCACTTGCCGAAAGCGTGCTGCTGGACGAGGGGATCGCATCCTCCGGATATAGCATCGATCCATCTCTCGGAAGCCTTACGACAGACGCAGCGCTTCCGATAGACGAGGCGCAGAACCTTCTGCAGATGATCGCACACGCAGCCTGCTGCGCTCTTTACACGGTCGGAGACGTCATCACAATCGCGCCGATCGACGTGTCTAATCTGACATATAACGAGATGCCGCTCACGCTTCGAGACATCGCAAACAACGGCGACGCCATCTCGAAGATCGAACCGCTGTACAAGATCAGCGTCAACAAATACAGTTATGACGCCTCAGACACTTCGGACACGCTCGTCAAGACACGTAGCCGTGGCGATCACGTCCGGGGCGACGATCACGAATCTCAACATCTACGCCTCAGCGATCGACTGCACAATTATCGGCACCGGGACTTTCGTGATCACCGTGACCGGATATCCGGTCTCTGCGAGCGCGGACAACGTGGAAGCGCTTGAGAGCGTCAACACGAACGGCGGCGTCGACACCGAGAACAACAAACTGATCACCGACGAAACGAGCAGAAACGCGATGATTTTCGCCGTCGCGAACTATCTGGCTTTAAGACTTACACACACGCTCACCTACAGAGGGGCGCCGGAGATCGAAGCGATGGACGGCCTGTATTTTGCGACGCAGCAGTCGGCTTTTGCGACAGGCCTTGTCCTTCAGAACAAAATCAATTACAGCGGAGCGCTCAGCGGGAAGATGATCGTCAAGAGCCTGTCCGAGGACGTTTCATCCAACGCCCAGCTGTACGATAGCAATGATGACGCGATAGAAGACAGCACCGAGAACGCGCTCATGGTTATCGGAACGGGCGACTACTACAGCGCCTACACCGGGGACGACATGGATGACTTCATCGAGGATGTCCTCGGAATATAAACAGGAGAAAGAACAATGTCAAAGCAACTAACACATACAGGCGCGCAACTGGATGCAGCCATCCAGAAGGTCCGCGCCAACTTTGCCGACGTGTCAGGAACCACAGCGCTGCCTTCAGACGTCGCCGAAGGAAAGGTTTTCGTCTCGGCCAACAAAGTGGAGACCGAAGGGACAATGACAGAGGTCTCGATCGAAGTCGAGGCAAGCGTAGACAGCAGCTTTTTGACAGACACGGAAGGCAATTATCCGGTCGTTGTACAGCCGAAAGCAACACCGAGCGCCGCCGGCCATATCGCCGCCAGCGTAGTGCAAGGCTCCGAGGTCCGGAAATACATCAAAGTCGAATCCAAGACAATCACCGAAAACGGAACGTACAACCCGACACCGGGCAAGCTGTTCTCGCAGGTCATCGTGCAAGTCTCCGGAGGCGGAGGCGGCGGAAGCGGCACGATAAATCTCGTACAAAACGGATCCTATGACGTCAGAGATTATGCGACGGCGATCGTCGCGGTTCCCGGTCCTTCCGGCAACGTAGAAATCACTGTAAACGGCACTTATGACATCACGGACTACGCCAGCGTGACCGTAAACGTTCCATCGGGCGGCGGCGGGATCAGCGGCGGCTTCAACGTCACTTTTGTCGTTCAATCGGTGGACTACGCTTTTGTCTCGGTCAGGGACGGCGACAGCGTCCAGGAGCCGAGCGTTCCGTCTGTCGCCGGTTATTATTTCAAGGGCTGGTACACCGGAGAAAGCGGCACCGGCACGAAGATCTCTTTCCCTTATACGCCGACGGCAGACATGACGTTCTACGCCTACATGGAAACGTCTGCGATCGTGGGCTTTACCGGTCTGTCAAACAGAGCGGCGGGGCTCACTCTTACCGACGATATAGCGAACGTTGCGCCGTGGACCACATCCGTGGACTCTCAATACGTCAACGTCTCGAATCCGCTCGACAGCTTCTGGCCGTTTTCGGAGATCAAAGAGTTTACAGACAGCAGCGGCAACGTCTTTGTCAAATATCCGAAAATGTGGATGAAGTGGATTTTGAACGACACGATCGTCGACGGCGTGAAGTTCGCAAACTATCAGGTCGACGACAACTACTTCGTTTCTGACGCCTTTGCAGATCCTTCGGCCACAACCGGCAATACATTCCTGGACTACTTCGCGCTTGGCAAGTATGAAGGGAGCGGGAGCACGTCCAAAGTTTACAGCAAGAGCGGTCAAACGTGCCTTGCATCTATCACCCGCTTAAACTTCAGAGCCGGGTGCAGGGCATACGGTACGGCTGACAACTACTATAACGGCTATCAAAGTATGGATATCCAGCAACTGACGATCTATAACTTGCTTTGCATGATGTACTACCGCACGCAAAACATACAACGAGTTTACGGCGGCAGAACAGGCTCGGTATCCGCTTGGTCATCGACGGCTGCAACCGGAAGCTGCGACGGACTTTCAGGCATGAACGGATGGAACACGCTTACGGACTGCGTGAAGATGCTCGGCATCGAGAATCCCTACGGCAATATCTGCAAGTGGATCGACGGAATCTACTTCAGCAGTCAGACGATTTACATCCAAAGATTCCCGCAGTACTACATAGACGCCGATTTAAACGGCGCGCAAATGGGCTTCGAACGTCCAACGGCACGCGGCTATATCTCCGCATTGAGGCAAGGCACCAACGAAGCGACGCGGAGCGCTCTCTACTGTTCCGCTACCGGTTCGTCGGGCATCGGAGATTATTGCGATTACGACTCAAGCGGCACCGTCCTCAGCGCTGGTGGTTACTGGAGCCAAAGCTACCCCTCGCATGCTGGCCTCTGGTTACTGGATGGCAGCATCACCGCGACGAGCAAGGGCGTGGGCGTCGGCGGGCGTCTTTCTTATAGACCTCTTTGAGGGGGAGCGTGAGG